GGAATGTCCAAAAAGAAAGCTAAAGAAAATTACCCAAACACTGCAGGTAAAGTTGCTACACCCTTTAATAAAGGTGGATATGCAAATTGTGGTGCATCTGTAACAGGCACACAGAATAAAAAGAATAAATAATGGTAGCTATAACTTATAATACAGCAACATCTAATGCTACAATAGCTGCAACTTCTGCGGATGGTAGTGCAACAGTTGTATATACTTGCCCTAACAATCATGATGTTACAGTAGATTTAATACTACTATCTAATAATAACTCTGGTGCTAAAAAAATAAATGTACAATGGTATGATTTAAGTGCTACAACATATTATCATATTTTAAAAGCCCATTCTATTGCAGCTAATAGTACGTATAATGTATTAGATAATAGTTTATTACATTTACATGCAGGAGATAAACTAGTTTTATATGCAGAAACAACAAACACAATAGAAGCTACTATTTCTGTAAAAGAATATTTTAGCCCTAATAAATAATTTTTTGCATAACAGGGTTGCATTATTATCTCTTTTATGTTATAACTAACTATGGTATAACATCCTTATCAGTCAAGAGTACTGACGTATATATAAAAGGAGTTATACAATGATCAGAAAATTACTAATTAAATATCATAATTATATGGCTAATAGAACTGCATATTATCAGCTAATGAATATGACAGAAAGACAGCTACGAGATCTAGGAATCTGTCGTGGTGAAATTAGAAGACTAACAGGATTTGGAGAACATTAATGAGAAATTTATTTATTGCAGGTGTTATTGTTACACTAACAGCAATGTCAGCACAGGCTGAAGGAGTTGTAAGAGGTGGTCTTTTATCCATGATAAAGCCAGACGCATCTGTTGAGTATGGAATTAAGTCTAAAAAATGGTCAGGAGACTTTGGCGTAACTGCAAACGTTTCAAGACTATCAATTAGACCAGCACTAGACTGGGGATATGCAAGTGGAGATTCTATTGCTATTTCTGGTGCATCAGTAAAAAGCACATTGGCTATAAGCAAAAGCCTGTCTGCTTATTCTGAACTATCTTTAGACAAAGACTTTAAATACAGTGACCTTTCAATAGGTGTCGCTATAGCATTTAAATAAGGGGAATAAATATGGATTGGATTAAAGGAAGACTTAAAGAACCTACAACTTATTTAGCACTTGCTCTTGCAGGTGTAGGACTAGGATTTATGTTCAGCATGCCTATATTAACTTGGGCAGGTATTATAGGTGGTATCTTTGGTATCGTATTAAAAGAAAAAGGTGGGTCATAACAATGGCCTACCTAAATAGAGTTATACGTGCAATACTTAATATGCCTTGTAACTGCTGTGACAAATGCCAGTGCGGTAACTAATGTTTGGTTTACTTGGTAACATTGTCGGGCCAGTTGCAGGACTAGCAGGTTCGTGGATTGAAGGTAAAACTGCTGTACAGAAAGCTAAAGCTACCAAAGATCTAAAGATTGCTACAGGTGAAATAGACTGGGATCTGGAAGCGATGAAAGCGACACAGAACTCATGGAAGGATGAATGGTTGACACTTTTATTAAGTGGCCCATTTATTTTAAGTTTCTGTGGGGATTGGGGTAGAGAAATTGCAGCAGCAGGATTTGCTGCATTAGGAGAAGCACCACAGTGGTATAGTTATAGTTTAGGAGTAGTGATAGCTGCTTCATTTGGAATAAGATCAGCAACTAAATTTTTTGGAGGAAAGAAGTAATGTCTAATAGAGGTGATCCAGCATGGTTAAAAGCGTTAAAAAAAGAAGCAGATGATAAGGGTTTAAGTTTTAAAGATCTACTTGTTTATTATGATAATAAAAATAAGAATAAAGATAAAAGAAAAACAACAACACCAAAAGTAAAAGCAGCTAAAGGTGGCATGATGAAGAAAAAAGGCTACGCTGCAGGTGGCGCAATGAAGAAAACTTCATCTGCACAAAAGGGTTTAAAAAAACTACCTTCATCTGTTCGTAATAAAATGGGTTATATGGCTAAAGGTGGTATGACAAAAAAGAAAAAAGGTTACGCTAAAGGCGGTGTAATGAAAAAGAAAAAATGATGAGCAATTACAGTACGTGTTTAGAAATAATACTTGAACACGAAGGCGGTTTTGTAAATCATCCTAAAGATCCAGGTGGCATCACAAATTATGGTGTCACCAAGAAAGTCTATGATAAGTGGGTAGGTAGAGAGACTACGCCTAAAGAAATGCGTGACTTGACGCATGAAGACGTAGCACCTATCTATAAAAAGAATTATTGGAATAGAGCTAAATGTGATCAACTTCCTAGTGGGGTTGATCTTTGTGTATTTGACTGGGCTGTTAATTCAGGTGTATCACGATCTGCTAAAGCTTTGCAACGCATAGTCGGTGTAGAGCAGGATGGTGGCATAGGCCCTATGACTTTACGAGCTGTCGCTGAAGTAGAAGTAGATGAGATAATAGAACAAATGCATTACACACGTCAAAGTTTTTATGAAAAGCTGTCTACGTTTGATACTTTTGGTAAAGGCTGGACTAGACGTAATGATGAGACAAAAGAAAAAGCACTGGAGATGGCTCATGGCTAGACAACTAACAGAAAGACAACAACAGTTTTTATCTGTATTGTTTGATCAAGCAGGTGGCGATGTAGTAACAGCTAAAAAACTTGCAGGATACTCAGATGCTACAAGTACTACTGAAGTTGTCAATTCTATGAAAGAAGAAATACTAGAGAGTACACAAAGTTACATGGCTCGTAACGCACCTAAAGCTGCAATGGCTATGGTAGGAGGTTTATTTGACCCTACAGAATTAGGCATAAAAGATAAAATAGCAGCAGCTAAAGAGTTACTAGATCGTACTGGACTCGTTAAGACAGAAAAAGTACAAGTAGAAGCTAAAGGTGGAGTAATGTTAATGCCTCCTAAAAATGTAATAGATGATGACTAGACCCCTTGGTAAGTGGAAACTACCACAACCCACAGATGTAAAAGAAGATAATGAATGGGTATCTATACCTAAAATTTCTCGCACTATACCCTTTGGCTATGAGCTAGATAAAGAAGATAGTGGAATACTAAACCCAATACCTGACCAACTAGATAAACTAGAAATAGCAAAAAGATATTTAAAACAATATTCGTATAGAGAAGTATCACAATGGTTAACTCGTAATACAGATAGATACATATCACATGTAGGTTTAAGGAAACGTTTAGAGAATGAAAAAAGAAGAAACAACCAAGCTGCAAGCTTACGCAGATGGGCAGACTATGCAAAAGAGGCAATCGCCAAAGCGGAAAAAATCGAAAGCCAAAGGGTCGGTTCAAAAGAAAGCTACAGCGAAGAAGAAGCTAGAGCCACCTAAAGTAATAGAGATTGAAAAACTTGATCCTATTGAGACTATTGAAGAACAACATAATGTTATATTTAAACCTAATCATGGGCCTCAGACTGAGTTTCTTGCTGCAGGTGAAAGAGAAGTTCTTTATGGAGGTTCGGCTGGTGGTGGCAAAAGTTACGCTATGCTTGCCGATCCGTTACGATATATGGGGCATCCTGCATTTTCTGGGTTGTTATTGCGACATACTACAGAAGAGCTTAGAGAACTTATATTTAAGTCTCAAGAGATGTATCCAAAAATCTGGCCTGGAATAAAATGGTCAGAAAGAAAGATGCAGTGGGTCGCACCATCTGGCGCAAGATTGTGGATGTCATATCTCGATAGAGAAGATGATGCTTTGCGTTATCAGGGTCTGGCGTTTAGTTGGATAGGTTTTGACGAATTAACACAATGGCCCACACCATTTGCATGGAATTACATGCGTTCTCGTCTACGATCCACTGCACCCGATTTACCTGTGTATATGAGGGCTACTACAAATCCAGGAGGTAGAGGACATCACTGGGTTAAAAAAATGTTTATAGACCCTGCTTCAATTAACACAGCATTTAATGCTACAGATATTGAAACAGGAGAAGATTTAAAGTACCCAGCAGGACATGAAAAAGCAGGTAGGTCTTTATTTAAAAGAAAGTTTATACCTGCAAGATTAAAAGATAATCCTTATTTAGCTGAACAAGGTGACTACGAAGCAATGCTTTTGTCTTTACCTGAACAACAGCGTAGACAGTTACTAGATGGTGACTGGGATATTAAAGAAGGTGCAGCTTTTACAGAGTTTGATAGGAATATACACGTTATTGAACCCTTTGATGTTCCTAACAACTGGGTAAGATTTAGAGCTTGTGACTATGGATATGGAAGTAAATCAGGTGTTATATGGTTTGCAGTATCTCCAAATGAACAACTTATTGTATACAGAGAGTTATATGTAAGTAAAGTATTAGCTACAGATTTAGCAGACATGATACTTGATTTAGAAGCTGGTGATGGTGGAATGAGATACGGAGTACTTGACTCCTCACTGTGGCACAAACGTGGCGATACAGGCCCATCCCTAGCAGAACAAATGGTACAAAGAGGTTGTAGGTGGCGGCCTTCAGACAGATCAAAAGGATCTCGTGTAGCAGGTAAAAACGAAATACATAGACGGTTACAAATAGACGAATACACAGAAGAACCTAGACTTGTATTTTTTAGTAACTGCACTAACATGATAGCTCAATTACCAGCACTACCAATAGATAAGAAAAACCCAGAAGATATTGACACAACTTCAGAAGACCACTTGTACGATGCTTTAAGATATGGTATTATGTCAAGACCAAGGTTTAGTATATTTGATTACGATCCTAATACAGCTAGAACAAATAGAATGGCTATAGCAGATACAACATTTGGATATTAAAGGTAAAATAAATGGCAGAAGATAACGAAATATTTATTGAAGATGAGGCAATTGTTTTAGAAGACACAGAAGAATCTGTAGTAGAAGATTTAGATGTAGCTAAAATTATTCCTTTTATTATGGAACGTTATAATAGAGCAGACGATTATAGACAACAAGATGAACAACGTTGGTTAAAATCATATCGTAATTATCGTGGCTTATATGGTTCTGATGTACAATTTACTGAAGCAGAAAAATCTCGTGTATTTATTAAAATAACTAAAACTAAAACTTTAGCTGCCTATGGACAAATAGTTGATGTATTATTTGCTAATAACAAGTTTCCTTTAACAGTTGATCCTACAGAGCTTCCTGATGGTGTAGTTGCAGATGTAAGTTTTGACCCAAAAGAACCTGAACAATTAAAAGAATCGGATTTAAATAAAGAAGTTAGTCCATATGGATTTATGGGTGATGGTAAAGAACTACCTGCAGGAGCAACTGCTAACACACTAGCACAAAGTTTAGGTGAATATACAGATAAACTTGATGGCATTGACAATTTAAAAATAGGTGCAGGTAAAACTCCATCAGCAATTACTTTTAGCCCAGCTATGATAGCAGCTAAAAAAATGCAAAAGAAAATACAAGACCAGTTAGAAGAGTCTAGTGCATCTAAACATTTACGTAGTACAGCATTTGAAATGGCTTTGTTTGGTACTGGAGTTATGAAAGGCCCATTTGCTGTTGATAAAGAGTATCCTAAATGGAATGAAGATGGTGAATATGATCCTAAAATTAAAACAGTACCACAGGTATCACATGTATCTGTGTGGAATTTTTATCCAGATCCTGATGCTAATAATATGGAAGAAGCACAGTATGTAATTGAACGACATAAAATGTCACGTACTCAAATGCGAGGACTAAAGAAACGACCATTTTTTAGAGCTACTGTTATTGATGAAGCAATATCTATGGGTGAAAATTATAATAAAGAACATTGGGAAGAAGATTTATCTGACTATGCACCCGATCACGGAACAGAAAGATTTGAAGTACTAGAGTACTGGGGTATGTGTGATACTGAAATGCTTATAGAGCAAGGTGTCGATATTCCTGAAGAGCTAGAAGACACAGACGAGTTACAGACTAATGTTTGGATTTGTAATGGTAAACTACTACGAATGGTTGTTAATCCATTTAAACCTGCACGTATACCTTACATGGCTGCTCCGTATGAACTTAACCCCTATAGTTTTTTTGGTGTAGGTATAGCTGAAAACATGGATGATACTCAGACATTGATGAACGGTTTTATGCGAATGGCTGTTGACAATGCTGTATTATCTGGTAATCTTCTTATTGAAGTAGATGAGACAAATCTAGTTCCAGGTCAAGACCTGAGTGTATACCCAGGTAAAGTCTTTAGAAGACAGGGTGGCGCACCTGGTCAAGCTATTTTTGGTACAAAGTTTCCTAATGTTGCAGGAGAAAATTTACAGCTATTTGATAAAGCTAGACAACTATCAGACGAAAGCACTGGACTACCTAGCTTTTCTCATGGACAGACAGGTGTATCAGGAGTAGGTAGAACAGCTTCAGGTATAAGTATGTTAATGAATGCTGCTAGTGGTGGCATTAAAAATGTTATTAAGAATGTAGATGATTATTTACTAAGACCTTTAGGTGAAGGTTTGTTTAGATTTAATATGCAGTTTGATTTTGATCCTGATATTAAAGGAGATTTAGAAGTTAAAGCTAGAGGAACAGAAAGTCTTATGGCTAATGAAGTGCGTAGCCAAAGATTAATGCAGTTTATGCAAGTTTCGTCATCACCTACTCTAGCACCCTTTGCAAAGTTTCAATATATAATTCGTGAAATTGCAAAGTCAATGGAACTAGACCCCGATAAAGTAACCAACAATATGGACGAAGCTGCTTTGCAAGCAGAGTTAATGAAAGGCTTTCAGCAACCAGCAGCACCAGAGCAGCAACAGCAAGGCGCACCAGCAGGTGCAGATGCTATGGATACATCAGGAGCAGGTGGAGGTACTATAGGTACAGGAACAGCACCTACTCCACAAGAAGAGGGGTTTAGTGGAAGTGAACAAGGAAATAATCAGCAAGCTCAAGGGGCTGGTCAGCCGCCCGAAGGAATGGGCCAACTTCAATAATTACTTAGAAGAATTAATAATACAACAATATCGTACTATGGAACAATCAGATAATATGGTTGCAGTTCACAGAGCGCAAGGTTCTATTTACACGCTACGTAGATTGCAAAAACTTAGAGATGAAGTGTTAAAGTAATGGCAGATCTTACAGATGTAATTAACTACATAGAAAAAAGAGAAGAATCTGAAAAGTCTTCAAAACCTTTAGAAGAATGGATTAGTACAAAAGAAGGCAAAACTGTTGTAGATAGTTTACCTATGGAAGAACGTAGTTTTCTTAAAGATATTTTTAATAGGTATCAAGGTAGTACTTTATCTAAAGTATTAGGAGCAGTAAAAAAACTTAGCCCTGATGAAATTAAAATAGGTGTATCAAAAAAATTTAACAAAGGTGGAACTCCAATGATGGAAAAACAAATGGAAATGTTTGAAGATGGCGGTCTTAAAGATGAAGGCGGTATGGTAGATGAACAATCAGGTAATGAAGTTCCTGTAGGAAGTAGTCGTAAAGAAGTTAGAGATGACATACCTGCACAGTTAAGTGAAGGCGAGTTTGTATTTCCAGCAGATGTAGTTCGTTATATTGGATTAGAAAAACTAATGCAGTTTCGGCAACAAGCTAAAATGGGATTGCAAAGAATGGAAGATATGGGTCAAATGGGCAATAGTGATGAAGCTACAATGCCTGATGATTTACCTTTTAGTGAAGCAGATCTAATAATAATAGATGGCGATAAAGAAGTAGAAATGGCTAAAGGTGGTGTTCTTAAAGCTGCAGACGGTACAGATGTAACAACTAGATTGTTAAATCCTTCTGATGACATAGTAGATAAAAGAGATAGAAACATAACATTTAATGACATGATGGGTGGCATGCAAATGCAACCTAAAACATATGAAAATGAAGCTGGGGATCAATTAGTTATATTACATGTAGGTGGTGCGCCAATGTATGCTCCTCCTGTAGGATATAAATTAGTAGATGGTGATATAGACAGTGACACAGGTAGTGACGATGAAGGTACAAGTACAGGCGAAACAAGAGACACTTCACCAGAGTATGTAGAAACTCCTGAGTATGGTGGTGAGTTAGATGCATTAGGGATGCCACCAGGTTCTTCAGGTAGTGTAAAAAGTTTACGATCCGCATTAAGTAGAGATTTAGAGTTATTAGCAGGAGCTAAACCTACATTTATAGAAAATATAATTAGTAAATTTGGTATTGTAAAAGCTATTAAAGCTTTAGATAAAAAAATAATGGGTGATGATACTAGGGCTACAACACTTAATAGAGCAGTTGATACTCTTAATGACATGATTAATGAAGGAATGGAAAACACAACAGAGTTTAATACTTTAGCTAGTAACTTTGTAGATGCAGCAAAAGGTTATCAAGGTGATACAGATGGTGATGGTATTATTGATGTAAATGAAGATGTATCTGAAATTATGGATCAAGATTTAGGTTTTGGTGATATGACAGGAAGTGATACTACTACTTCTAATACTTCTGTTACTCCTAGTGAAGAAGATTTTAATGAGTTTACTGGTACTGGTTTTGAGCCAGCTTCTAATAATAATGAAGAAGAAGATTCTAATGAGTTTACTGGTACTGGTTATGATGGTGGCTCTGGAACACCTACTCCTTCTGCTGTAGATATGGGAGGCCCAGATGTGGGTGGAGATTACAGTGGCGGTGGTTCTGGTGGTGCAGGTTCTAGTTATGGTGGCCCAAGTGCTAGTGGCGGTGGTGGTGCATCAGGAGATTATGGCGGTGTTGGTGAGGCAGGAAGATTTAACAAGGGCGGCCTAGCTGCAAAAAAACCTAAAAATAAACCTACACGTAAAATGAAGAAAGGTGGTTTAGCTGCATCTAAAAAATAGCTAAATACGACTGGCTACTCATCCCCCTACCAACATAGGCTACGGTGGCCCCAGTAAAAGGAGACAGTAATGTCTGATACAATAATGGCAGAAGAAGTAAAGCCGCAAGAAAAAGTAGCATTTGCAAGTCGCAAATATTCAAATGAAGATAGAATAAAAAAAGAAGAAGAAGAACTGGCAGCACTAGTTGCAGAACAAAAGGGTGAAACTACAACAGAAGAAGAAGTAGAAGCAGAACCTGCAAATGCTGAAGAAAAAAGTTTTAAGAAAAGATACGGTGACTTACGTAGACATTCACAAAAACAGCTACAAGAACATGTAGATAAAATAAATGCGTTACAAAGTCAACTAGAAAAATCTACTAAGCAAGAAATTAAACTACCTAAGTCTGATGAGGACATAGAAGCTTGGGCAAGTAAATACCCTGACGTTGCAGCCATAGTAGAAACTATAGCAATTAAAAAAGCAAAAGAACAAGCATCTGGCTTAGAAGCTCGTGTAAAAGAAATAGACGAGATGCGAGATAAAGCAAACAGAGATAAAGCAGAAGTAGAACTAATGGCTGCACATCCTGACTTTGCTGAGATAAGAGATAGTGATGAGTTCCACGAGTGGGCAGAAGAACAACCTAAGTGGATACAGGATGCATTATACGAAAATGATGATGATGCAAGAGCAGCATCAAGAGCTGTAGATTTGTATAAAGCAGACAAAGGTATAAAGACTAAGAAGTCTTCTTCAGGTAAAGATGCAGCAAAAGCAGTATCTAAAACAAATACCAGAAGTGAACCATCTGGTGAAGAAGCTGGAATGGTAAAAGAATCAGTTGTGCAAAAGATGTCTGCACAGCAATACGAGAAGAACGCAGATAAAATCATGGAAGCTATACGATCAGGTAAGTTTGTATATGATATATCTGGCAATGCTCGTTAAAAAGGTATTGACATATTTATACAATAGTGTATAACTATATGTACAATGTAGTTGCGTAGCCTCTGTAAAGATTACCTACGCAACTTATTAATAGCAAACAACAATAATGATATAGACTACCTAAAGTCTTTTGGCCCATTAATGTAGAAGTCGGCCAACTTTTACTAAAATGCACCCTATAAGATTTAGCCACTACATGAATACTTGTTTCGTTTGCATCTGTAGAAAATCCAAAGGAGAATTAAAATGGCATTTTCAACTGCGGCTGGGTATGGTAACTTACCTAACGGTAACTTCTCACCAGTCATATACAGCAAACAGGTGCAACTTGCGTTTCGCAAAGCATCAGTTGTAGGAGCTGTAACAAACTCCGACTATTTCGGAGAAATTGCTAACATGGGGGATTCGGTTAAAATTATCAAAGAACCAGAAATCACCGTGAAAGAGTACGCACGTGGTACGACTATCACACCACAAGATCTTGATGACGAAGATTTCTCATTAACCATTGACAAAGCAAATTACTTTGCATTTAAAGTTGATGACATTGAGGAAGCACATTCACACGTTAACTTTCAAGACCTTGCAAGTGATCGTGCTGCTTACCGTTTGGCTGACCAATTTGACCAAGACGTTCTTGGCTACTTGTCAGGCTACAAACAATCCGCACTACATGGTGCATCAGACACAGTTAACTCAACCGTAAATGGTTCAGTTGCTGTATCTACTGCAGCTACCAATGAGTTATTAGCATCTATGCAAGTAGACGCTGCTGACTTTAACGGTGGCACTGCTGGTAACTCAATCGTTGCAGTTCCTCGTGCAAGTGGAGATAGCTTAAACACAACTACTGCAAAAGCATCACCTTTGTCAATCATCGCTCGTATGTCAAGAAAACTTGACCAACAAAACGTTGATACGACTAATAGGTGGCTTGTTGTTGACCCTGTGTTTGCAGAGCTTCTTCAAGACGAAGACTCACGTCTTCTAAATTCTGACTTCGGTGGATCTGGCCTACAAAACGGATTAATCTTGAACAACGTTCATGGATTTAAAGTTTATATGTCAAACAATCTTCCAGCAGTCGGATCTGGTGCAACTGGAGCAACAGCTACAGGAAGCACACATTTTGGTGTAATCGTTGGTGGTCACTCATCAGCAGTTGCAACAGCAGACTCAATTAATAAAACAGAAACCTACAGAGATCCTGATAGTTTTGCTGATATTGTTAGAGGCATGCATATGTATGGTAGAAAAATATTGCGCCCAGAGGCTTTAACTCGTGCGCTTTATGTTTCTGCAACTTAAAGGGGGTATGAGAAATGGCTACACTTACATCATTGCTCTTACCTGCACATGGCAACTCCCAACGTGGGCGTGGCATGTATATGGTACAAAAAACTATTGACCTTACGGCACAGGCTATTGACTGTTCGTCTGGTGATATAGTGCAATGTCTTACCGTTCCTGCTGGTACAAAAATTGTACACGCAGGTGTTGAAGTTGTATTAAGTGCAACTCAGAACACAGGTACAGATGCTACGGTTACTTTAGGTACTGCCGTAGACCCTAACGAGTACGTTGCTGCATTTGATATTGATGGTGCATCAGATGGGGCGTATGCTCCTACTGTTGCTGCTGCAGGTGATATTGTTATCGCTTCAGCAGATACGCTAGATTTAACTTTTGCAGGTTCTGGTGCTACATTCACAGCAGGTAAACTACGTGTTTACGCTATGTTGATGGATGTTAGTGATCAGGGCGATATGTCACCATCAGAAGTAGATCGTGACGCATTAGCGTAAATATAATATTTAGTGGGGCAGGGAAACTTGCCTCACTTTTACAATATAGAAAACTAAAGAATAAAAAGGATTTTAAAAATGGGAATTACTACAGCAATGTGTACTACTTTTAAACAAGAGTTACTTGGCGGTATACATGACCTTGATACTGATTCAATTAAACTTGCTTTAATTAAGGCAAGCCCAGGAAGAAATTATGGTGCAGCCACAACAAATCTTTCAGAATTACAAGCCAGTACAAGTGACGAAGCCTCTGGTACAAACTATTCTGCAGGAGGTCAAGTTTTAGACAGTCCTTCTATAACAGTAAGTGGTACTACTGCAATGTGTGACTTTGCTGATGAAGTATTTTCTAATGTTACTGTTTCTGCTGACGGTTGTCTTATTTATAATGCAGGACAGTCTAATAAAGCAATAGCAGTAATTGATTTTGGTGGTACAGTCAGTGCTACTGCAGGTGATTTAACAATTGAGTTTCCTTCCGTAGGAGCAAGTACTACTGTAATTCGTATCGCATAAGGAATAAAGTATGGCTTTTATTGCCACATCTGCACGATATGGTACTGGTAGATTTGGTATTGCAAGGTATGGCGCAGAAGACATATCTAAAACAATTGCTGGAGTATCTGGTACTGGAGCAATTCAAGCAGTAGCTGCTGGTGGTTTTGAAATAGACATAACAGAGCGTGTTACTGCAAGTCTAGCAGGTACAGGTGCAATAAGCACAGTAACTGTAAATATAAAAGAAACATTAGCAAGTGTATCTGCAACAGGTGCAATTAATGCAAGCTTAGAGTTTAGTAACACACATTCTTTAAGCAGTGTCTCAGCTACAGGACACGTAAATACTGTAGAAGAAAAAGTTGATGAAGCATTATTAAGTGTATCAGCTACAGGTTCTATAAATACAGTAACTGTACACGTTAGTGAAGCATTAGCAAGTGTATCATCTACAAATACACTTGGAACAATAATACCTCATGCTACGTCTAACATTACACTTACAGGAATAAGTGCTACAGGGCATGTAAATATAGTAGAGGAAAATGTAGATGAAGCACTGTTAAGTGTATCAGCTACAGGACAAGTAAATACAGTAACTGTAAATGTAATAGAATATGCGTCTGCTGTACCTGCTACAGCCTCATTAGGAACAATAACGACAACAGCAGTTGTATTTAATTTTGATGCAGTTAAAGAGTTATATAGTAGAAGACGGACTATACTGATAGATAGAGCAGCGTAATGTCTACATCAGCAGAAAGAACATATTTAGTAGCACAAGAAATAAGAATGGTACACGTAATGCGTGGATCTACTTCTAGTGAAAGAAGAGTATATGTACCACAACAAAGTAGAAAAGTTTACATAGAACGAAAAAGTACTTCTGCTGAACGTACAGTATACGCAACTGAGGATTAATAAATGAGTTTTACTTGGCCTAATAAAGACCCAGATGAACAACTAGACTATAGTGTAGATTGGTCACGTTTTTTAGATACAGCTACAATAAGCAATGTAGAATGGTTTGTTAAAAGTAATAGCTATAATACTAAAACTGCTATAGCTGCAGGTCAAACATTTGCTACTGCATCTAGTTCAGCTACTTCAGATACTATACAAAACGTATCACAATCTAATACTTCTACTGTAGCTACTATTAATATAGGTGGTGGTACAGCAAATGAAGAGTATACATTTTTCTGTAAAATAACAGATAGCACAGGCAGTCAAGCAGAACGTAGTGTAAAGTTACGAGTAAAGGAACGATAAATGGCATATAATTATATTGGGCTAGTTAATGATGTTAATCGTAGACTTAATGAGGTAGAACTTACTTCATCTAATTTTACTTCTGCAGTAGGTGAGTACAGTGCAGTAAAAGATGCAGTAAATGCTGCTATTAGGTTTATTAATCAACACGAGTATGAATGGCCTTTTAATCATGTAGAACAAGAAGATGTTTTAACTGCAGGCACAGTACGATATGCCTTTCCTGCAGACTGTAAAACTATAGATTTTAGTAGCTTTAGAATTAAAAGAAATGATACACTAGGTAATGCGACAAAAAGATTACACATACTTAGTTATGAAGAATACCTAGACAAGTACGTAGATATAGAGTATAATACATCAACAACAGCAAGAGCGTTACCTGACTATGTATTTAGAACACCTAACTTAGAGTTTGGATTTGTATCTGCTCCCGATAAAGCATATACAGTTTGTTACGAATACTATAGACTGCCTGTAGATCTTATAAGTGATACTGATGTTCCTGCTATACCCGAACAATTTAGAAATATAATTGTTAATGGTGCAATGCACTATGCATATATGTTTAGAGGAGAAGCGCAAGAAGCGTCAGTAATGCAACAAAGATTTGTAGATGAAATAAAAAATATGCGTGGTCTATACATTAATAGATACGACTACTTGCGCTCTACTGTAATTAATCGTGGCCGCACTTCAATAAGTTCTTTTAGAGTAGGATAAATATGCCTACAAAATGGCAAACATATCCAATAGAGTTTCGTGAAGGTCTTATAACTAATATGAGTCCTTTACAGCAAGGTATAAACTCACCTGGATCTGCAAGAGAATTAAAAAACTTTGAACCTTCTGTAGAGGGTGGGTATAGAAGAATACTTGGATTTGATAAGTACGACTCAGCTATAATACCTCCTTATGGTTCTCCTGTAGTTAATGCAGCTAGCCAATCTGGTACAACACTTATAATATCTGCTATACACACTACTCCTGTAGCAGGTGATACATTTACAATAGCAGGTGTTTCAGGCACATATACAATAGCTTCAGGTGGAGTATCTTATGTTGCAGCAACAAATACAGCAACATTAACACTATCAACTTCACTAGCTAGTAGTCCAGCTAATGCAGCAGCAGTTACATTTACTTCAACTACTAATAGTTATCTTACACTAGGTGTAGGAGTATTTATAGATAGAGTTATTGTAGCTAAAAATAGTGACATATTTACAACAGCAGGTAGTGGCTATACTAAAATTAACAAACCTAGTTATGGTACGGTACTTGTAAATGCTGGAAGTCAAACAGGTGCAACATTAGCAGTAGATGGACTAACAAGTGCGCCACAAGCAGGAGATGTATTTACTGTTGCAGGTATAGATAAAGTATACACAATAACAACAGATGCTTCAGTAAGTTCAGGAGAATCGACATTAGCTATAAGTCCTAATTTAGCTAGTAGTCCAGCAGATGATGCAGCAGTCACATTTATATCAGTAGCTAGAGAGTCTGCTACAAAAACTAGATTTTGCAGATATAAATATGCTACAGATGAAATGATAGCAATAGTAGATGGTACAAATGCTCCTGCACTCTGGAATAATGTAACATTTACTGTACTAGATAACGCACCTTCAGAAGTAGTAGGTGCTACTTTTGTAACAGACTTTAAGAAACACTTATTTTTTGCTAAAGCGGATAAACTTACTTTTACTGCACCGTATACAGATAATGATTTTACAGCAGCAGGTGGTGCAGGTTCTATTACTGTAGGTGGTTCTGTAACAGGTTTAATGGTTTTTCGTGAACAACTAATTATATTTACTGAAACAGCTATATATCAACTGTCAGGAAATACAATTGCAGATTTTCAATTAAAACCTGTAACGACAGATGTAGGGTGTGTAGATACAGATACTATCCAAGAAGTTGGTGGTGATGTAATGTTTCTAGGCCCAGAAGGCTTAAGGCTATTAAGTGGTACAGATAGAATAGGAGATTTTGGATTAGCTGTTGTAAGTAAAAAGATTCAGAATCAAATGACAGAACTTATTACTAACAATCAATCTTTTGCTAGTATAGTTATAAGAGGAAAGTCTCAGTACAGAATATTTGGATTTAGTAATAACATAACAGAAGAAAATGCTCAAGGAATATTAGGTACACAATTTTCAGGTCAAGGTGGTGACAACATGGCTTGGGCAGAAACTAAAGGAATAAGAGTACATGTAGCTGATAGTAGATTTTATTCTAATGTAGAAACTATTGTATTTTCTAACAATGATGGATATTTATATCAACTAGAAAACGGTAATAGTTTTGACGGAGCTAATATAGCTACTACATTTGCTACTCCATTTGTTCCTATTAATGATCCTAGAACTAGAAAAACTTTTTATAAAGCATTTTTATATACCGATCCTCAAGGTAGTGTTTCTTTTGAAATGAGTTTAAAACTAGACTTTGATGAAAAAAATACAATACAGCCTACTCAAATAGATTTTAATAACGCAACTGGAACTGTTGCATTCTTTGGGTCAGCTTCATATGGATCAACAGCAGTATATAGCGGAAAGCTATTAAAACTATTTGAAACACAACTTATAGGATCAGGATTTACTGGATCATTTCAGTTTCAAACTGACAGCACTGATCCACCATTTTCACTCGATGCCATAACTGTAGAGTATGGTACTAACACAAGAAGGTAAAAACAATGGGTACAGGATACACAAGAAACGATACAAGTAATAACATTGCTGACGGTAACGTTATTAACGCTTCAGATTTTGATGGAGAGTTTAATGCTATCGAATCTGCTATGGGAACAAGTGGGCATACACACGATGGTACAGCCGCAGAAGGTGGCCCTATAACTGTAGCTGGCCCAGCACAAGATCTTGTTGTTAGTGGTACAGAGGTAAAACCTAAAACAGATAATACACTTGACTTAGGCACAGCTTCTCTACAATTTAAAAATGCATTTTTTCAAGGTACAATAGATACTGACGGCATAATGACTGCAGCTACGTTTGAACCAGATGGTGACACAGCAGCAGGCGATAATGCAGCTATAGGTTACACTGCTGCTGAAGGTCTAATATTAACAGGCCAAGGTTCAACTAATGATGTAACAATTAAGAATGACGCTGATGCTGATGTAATAGAAATACCTACAGGTACAACTAATGTAACTGTAGCTGGTAACTTAGGAGTAGGTGGTACTGTTACAGGTACAGGTACATCTGTATTTGCCTCACTAGACATATCTGGTGACATAGACGTAGATGGTACTACTAACCTTGATGTGGTAGACATTGATGGTGCAGTGGATATGGCTACGACTCTAACACTCGCAGGTAATGCAGACTTTAATGGTGACTTAGACGTAGACGGCACAACTAACCTAGACGTGGTAGACATTGATGGTGCTGTGGATATGGCTTCTACCCTTACTATTGCTGGAGCAATATCATTAAATGATGGCACAGACAACTTTAACATAGGTGTTACAACAAACAAACTAACAATAAAATCCACTACAAGCGATGGGTCTGATGACACCTCTATTTTAATTGATACTGGTTCTGCTGGAGAAAGTTCTAGCAGAGGTAGCTACATAGAGGTTCACGGCAATGAAACTGCTTCAGATGCTGGTAAAGTTATCTATCAAATGGGTAATGTCTCTGGCTCAGTGCACGAGTTTAGAAAAGCTGGTGGAAATATTGCTGTAACTATTGCTGATAATGGTGACATGACATTTGCAGATGGTTCAGATATTATTACTGCTTCAGCAGGTACATCTAACTTTAGAGCAGGTGTCAACGCAGGTAACTCAATAGCATCTGGCGGTAACTACAATACTGTTGTGGGTGACGAAGCTGGTACTGCTTTAACTACAGGTGATAGCAATGTGGCTATTGGATTTGCGGCACTAAAAACTGAGGATGCAAACTCAGGGAATACTGCT